ACTATGCTTCCTTGGTTCAAAAGATGGGAATCCGCGATTAATCAACAGCTCCTAACTAAAGCAGAACGCAAAGCCGGGTATTACATGGAATTTAACATGACTGCGCTCCTACGGGGAGATTTAAAGACCAGAGCCGAACATTACGCAAGTGCACGGACAAGCGGATATATGAGCGTAAACGACATTAGAAAACTTGAAAACATGAAAGGGATAGGGTCAAAAGGGGATATTTACATCCAACCTTTAAACTATGCCGAAGCTGGAACGGTCTCCGATGCTGACAATTCAAATGCCAAGCTGATTGACAGTATTTCAGATATGATCAAGAAAAATAAAGAGTAGGTGGTGAGAGTGTGAAAAGATTTTGGAACTTTAACAATGTAATCGTGAAAAATGAAGCGGGCGAGGATGTTGAATCCGCAGAACTAAGAATCGACGGTGATATTGTATCAAACGAAGACGTATGGTTTTACGAGTTTTTTGACCATGAGTATTCTTCGCCTAATCAATTTAGGGACGAACTTGCGAAATATGCGGATAAAGATATTACCGTTTGGATTGATTCCTACGGTGGCGACGTATTTGCCGCATCTGGTATTTACAACGCACTAAAGGAACACAAAGGGGCAGTAAGTGTCAAAATTGATGGTAAAGCAATGTCCGCCGCCTCAGTTATAGCAATGGCTGGTGATAAAATTGAAATGTCTCCTGTCGGGCTTATGATGATCCACAACCCAGCATCTGAGGTTTACGGTGATGCAAGGGAACAGCGACAACTAGCAGACGTACTGGACGAAATCAAAGAGCTTATAATGAACGCTTATGTATTGAAAACTGGCAAAAGCAGAGACGATATTTCAGCGATGATGGATAAAACGTCGTGGATGTCTGCTAACCAAGCAGTAGAAGAAGGGTTTGCTGATGGTATCTTGTACGCAGAAGCGGGAGAAATTAACAACTCATTCATGTACCAGCGAGCATCAATTCAAAATACGGTCGATTCTAAATTAAAACAATTCCTTGAAAATCGCAAGGAAGAAGAGCCGAAAGACGAAACAGAACCACCGATCGACACATACAAAATTAAAATTGAAAGCATAAGGAGGAAACAGAATGGACTTACGTAAATTGTTGAGCAACGCGCTCAAAAAGCAAGAAACCGCCTTAGATACAGTAATAAATGAAGGTAGAGCAATGACCACGGAAGAATTAGAGGCGTATAATGTGCTTCAAGTAGAAATCACCAACTTAGAGGCCACTATCGCTATCCAGGATGCCAGAACAGAACGCGAGGCTGTAGACGCTGTTGTTGTTACGAGAACAGTAGAAACCCCTGTTGACGATGGCAGAGTATTGCCGTTTAAGAATTTCGCCGAACAACTGTTTGCAGTTAAAAAAGCTGCATACGGGTCTCTTGACCCACGCTTAACAGATATTCAAAATGCTGCTTTAGGTGGCAACGAGGGCGTTCCAAGTGAGGGTGGCTATTTAGTGCAACAAGACTTTGCACAGGACATGATGGATTCTGCTGCAAAATCAGGGCAAATCCTACCATTAGTAGACCGTTACGAAATCACCGGAAATGCAAATCGGGTAACGTGGGTTGAAGTTGATGAAACAACTGTTGCAACAACTGTTTTTGGGGGCGTTCAAGTTTATTGGGCCGCAGAGGCCGCAGATGTTACAGCAAGCAAACCTAAACTGTTAACCAAAGAATTAAAACTTGAAAAGTTAATGGGTATTGCCTATGCAACTTTTGAGCTTGAAGCTGATTCTAACTTTACCAACCAGCTATACACAAGAGCCTTTACTTTAGCGATTCAGCGTGAGCTAGAGAGTTGTATCGTTAGTGGGAACGGCGCAGGTAAACCGCTAGGGTTCTTAAACGGCGGAGCATTAATCGCAGTTGATAAAGAAGCTGAACAAACTGCTGACACCGTTGTTTACTACAATCTTGTTAAGATGTTTAATAGAGTAATTAACAAAGCTGCTAAAGGGCTAGTTTGGTTATGCCATCCCGACGTGCGAGCGCAGTTTGACTTTATGTCATTCCCGGTCGGTACTGGCGGTCTTCCACTCTTTTTGCCAGAATCCAGAATAGGGGATGTTGCTACTATGAAGAGCAAGCCTATTATTGAAACTGATCAATGTTCTGCTTTGGGCGACGAGGGCGACATTAGTTTAGTTGACTTAAACCAGTATATGTTGATTACAAAGGGCGGGGTAATCTCCGACACTTCAATCCATGTACAATTCTTGACTGCCGAAAATTGCTTCCGTTTCATTTTCAGAGCAAACGGTATGCCAAAAACAGACAAAACATTCTTGATGAAAAATACAACTGTTACTCGTTCTGCCTTTGTCACTTTGGCAGAGAGAACCTAGGAGGTATAAATAATGCAAAAATTTAATCATGTCGTTAAGGGATTAGACCCTGTTGCGGATGCTTTTTCAGGTACGGTTTATTCTGACATAATCAGCCTGGCAAAATGGAATCACATTCAGTTTATAATCTATAAAGGTGTCGGAACAACTGGCACCTCGCAAATCACAGTCGAGGCTTGCGACGACATTTCAGCCTCCACAACTGATGCCGTTCCGTTCATTTATCAAGCCTGTGTCGGAACAGATGTTTACGCAGAAGTCGTTAAAGCAACGATCACAGGGTTCTTGACCACAGCAGGATCAAGCCAACTTTACAAAATTGATGTAGATGCTGAAAAACTGAACGATTCAGGTTATCAGTTTGTTAGATTGGTCTGTGTTGAAAGTGAAGCAAGCGCAGTTCTTGGCGGAATTCTTGCGATTCTTACCGAGGGCAAATATCAGCGATCTATTCCGGATACTGTTTTAGAATAAATTAAAAGAACAGGGGGGAGTAATCCCTCCTGATTCACAAAGGAGGAAATATATTGAGTGGAGTAGCATTAATCGGTAGCCATTTTGTAGATGGCGAACTCGCATTTTACCAAAATGTAACTGGAACAGAAATAATGAGATTAAAGTCCGACGGAACAGTCGACTTTACAGCGGATATTATAGCAACTGCTGGCGGAAGTCAGACGTATTATGTTGACGGAAATGCAGGACTTGACACAAACGACGGTTTATCTTGGAGCAATCCATTTAAAACTTTGGCGGTTGCAATGGCGGCTTCTCATGCTAACATTGCCGCAAGTTCTAAGGGTTGGGCGGCAAGAAACCGCATATACTTTAAAGCAGACGGCAGTGTAGAGGACTTGACAAAGTTCGCACAGAAAACTGATGTAATCGGGGTTGGTTCTACAGACTGGAAATCTAAGTCTGCATTGTACGGTAATCACGTTGTGCCTAATACAATCGCCTATCAAGGCTGCAGATTCTTTAATATCCTGTTCAGAGGCGGAGCAGCTACAGGTGGAGATATAATCACAATGGCAAGTCAACACGGCATTGAGTTTCATGGTTGCGAGGCATTGGCAACTGCAAGCGGAACAGATGCAACAGCCTTTATTGTTTCAACTGCTTGTGTCGGCTTGAAGTTTGACAATTTCGTGTCAAAAGGCGAATTTGGAGATGCAGTAATCGAGATTGCCGCAGGACAAGCTGATGATCTCGTAATTGAGAATAGCCTGATTCAAGGTGGGGATATGGGGATTGATATTAGCGCATCTGCTACATTTGCCGCGGGTAAATATGGACTAATTAAAGATAACGTATTTAACACCACTCTTGCCAACATTAATGACGCAGAAGCTAAATGTTATGTAATCGGCAATAGAGGAATCACAGCCGCCGCTAAAGGTGTCGCGATGGCAGGCGCAGTTGTATGTAATATCCAACTAGCACAAGACAACCGATTTACGACAAGCGATGCGAATAATGTTGTGTATCCTGCCGAGGGAGCAATAGGCTAGAATAACAGTAAATAAGGGAGTGGTCTTATGAATTATGGATTGGCTCTAGCAACCGCTCCAAAAATAGAGCCATTGACACTAAACGAAGTTAAATCAGCCTTACGGCTTGATATAGGCGACCCAGAGACCGCCTTAGATACAGAGGCAACGATAGCACCCGATTCATACAGCGAAGGGGTTGTGAGTGGCAACAGTGTAGACACACTGGGCAAGGTTGCCACTATACAGCTCAATGTTGGGGATGTCGCGGCTAGCGCGACCCTAGACGTTGCTATTTATGAATCGAATGATGACATTACTTTTGTCGCTTATGAATCGTTTACCCAAGTAGACGCAAGTAACGATAACGGAACATTTGTAATCGCTTATGGTGGCGGCTGTCGATATGTCAATGTAGAGGCAACTGTTGTAGGTACAAGCGCGAATTTTGGGATTACGGTAATACTTGACGAAGGATACACAGCAGAAAATGATCTGATTACCTCATACATTGTAGCCGCACGCGAATATTGCGAGGACTTCCAGCACAGGGCGTATATCACGCAATCATGGAATATGTTTCTTAGCTACTGGCCAGAAAACATATTTGAAGTGCCTATGGGTAATCTACAGAGCATTGACAGCATTAAATACAAAGATGAAAACGGAGTTGAAACAGCTCTTGTTGAGGGTGTGGATTATATCTACAGCGGATCACGGGTTATTGGGCGCGTGGTTACAATAGATGGTTGGCCAAACTTTAGCCCGTATTTACTTGACGCGGTTACGGTTGCATTTACGGCCGGATATGGAGATGCGGCATCCGATGTTCCTGCAAAGGTTAAACAGGCTATGTATTTGCTAATAGGTCACTGGTACAACAACCGCGAAGCTACAATTGTGCGTTCTACAACAGCCGTTTCAACAGAGATACAATTTGCAGTTAAGGCACTTCTATGGATGAACAGAATCGTCTTAGTGTAGGTGTTTGCTATGAGAAAAACAGACTATACACCAGCAGGGCAACGAAACAAGCAGATTATACTACAGGCAAAAACCGTGTCGAAAGATTTAGAACTAAACACAACCGAAACATGGATTGATTGGCGGACGGTATGGGGTGCTGTTCTTCCAGAAACAGGAAGCACCTTTTATAAACTCAAATCAGAGAGTCCAGAAGTAACTATTGTCTTTATAGTCAAGTACAACAGCAATATCCGCCCTTATATGAGGATTAAATACAAAAGCAGGTATTATGCGGTATTAGGCATTATAAACCCACAAGAGGCAAATATGGAACTGTGGCTTACCTGTAAAGGTGTTGCTTAAAGTGCCGATGGTACTTGAAGGCGTTGAGGGCGTACAGGCACGATTTGACAAACTAGAGCGAATTGTTGTCGATAATGAACGCCCAAGAATCTTAATAGGAGCAAGAATCATACAGCTTGAAATAAGCAGGCTTGCTCCTTATGATTCTGATTCAGAAAGAAACATGGCTAAAAAGTATTCACCAGGGCAGCATCTAAAAGACAACATTTCTATTAGTGGATTCTTAACAGATGGGGCAGGTCGTTTGTATGTATTAGTTGGCCCGGCAAAAGGTGACAACAATGATTTCTTCTATGGCAAATTCTTTGAGTGGGGAACAAGTAAAATGAACGCGAGGCCATTTGTCGAACCGGCCGTTATCGCAAAACGCAAGGAAGCAATCGCAGCAATGGCTCAGGAATTAAGGAGGGCGATATTAAATGTATAATGCCAAACCGACGATAGCATACGCATTAAGAAACGACGCAACTCTATTAGCCCTTATTCCTGAAAGCCAGATGTTTGACGGGGTGGCTGTATGGCCTGGTGAAGTCAAATATCCTTACCTTGTGTATTCGGAATTAGCGAACGTCGAGGGGCTACAGGCAGACGATGGCGAAGTTGAAACCGAAGTAACTTTCAGAATATATCTATATTCAAAAACAAGCCTATCCACTATCTACCAGAACATTGATAGAATCATGGGGATCGAGCTTGATTTTGAACGCAACTACGCAAGAGATAACGACGAGATGCTTGGAACAGAGATTATAATTCGCAGTAAAATAATGTCTTACACAAATACTTTCATAAATGATTTATCGGGCGCACCCGTTTACCCTGATGTTACTTTTGAGGATACGGACGAGATTGACTTCACTTATAATGGGCAAACAATAACCGCGGAACTAAAAGTTGGCAGCGTTAAGAAAACAAAGCTGTCTGATGCGGTTAAGGCTAGTTTAGAATTAGCGGATTCAGCATTTCAAGGAGTTGCAAACACTTTTATAATTGCTGAGAGTGGCGGAGATTACACAACGATACAGGCGGCCCTTGATGCGAA